ATCAGGGTGGATCAATTTAGGATCCTGAAGAGTCTTATTCTTCAGAGTCTGTGTATCACTATCAACGACGAGTTCACCAGTATAGTTGGGAATTGTCACCACACGATCGGCTGTGGGATCTTCTACGACAAGACGTGTTTCAAAGTTATCGATACTCGTGCCTTCGAAGATAATACCATTACTATCGAACGAGATACCAGGCATCAGTGCATCACTATCACCACCAAACTTTTGGTAGATCTCTACAAAGTTATCGTTAATCTTGGTTCCTGCCTGACGAAGGGTATCCCCAGTACCGTCGTTAGCCGATGAACCTACACTAATGTTTTGTCTTGTCATGTTCTATCCTATATAGAAACTTTACTGTATTTATACTAGTAAGATGAATCACTCGTATAACGGGTGAACATATTGTTGTCCATTGTCTCAATATCAAGAGACATGAGCGGTGTATTATCTGTGTCACTATCATCCATTGTAAACGAGTTAGGAGTGATAAACTCTGCAATTGATGAATAGTATCCATTAATTTGAGCAGCAGTTAATGTTGAATACAGATTTGTGAGTTGATCGATATTATATCTAATTCCTGTACCCTCCGAATCTGTAAGACCAGTAATAGATGCCGCTGTCGTAATTGTCGGTGTTGCTTCACCAATCAATGAAGTAAATGCAGAATCTGCTGTTGCAATCGGCATTTCATCAAAGCCAAGATTTGCTTCACCTTCAATTGCAACAATACCTTCAAAATAGAATCCAGCCGGGTGAGCAAACTTCTTATATAATTCTCTATATGTTGGAACACCGAGACCTACTTTAATGAGAATAGAGAAGATTTGATATCTTGCATAGTTTTGAATAAACTTTTGAGAATCATATCCAATCTGATCTACACCGACCGTAAAAATATCTTTCTTCGGATATTCAATTTCTACGTCTTGCTGATATAGAAGTCTAAAAAATTCTTCGATTGCAAATCGTGATCCTTTATTTCTATAAAAGTCGCCGAACCTTCTTACAGCAAAACGTGGATCAAGGAAGAGATCACCATTCTGTAGACCTGCTCCAAGTTCTGCAATTACTTGATCAAGATACTCGGCCGGAGTTTCTGTAATATCTCTTGCGTTATATAATTGTTTAATTTCTGTATCAAATGCATGTGCACCATCAGAGTCAAGAAAGTCATAATATTTCTCTAAGAATGTAACAAGATCCGGATATTCAGCAGCAAAATATTCTGGCAGAACATCTTTGACACTGCGATTTGCAAAATTAATTGGTCTGCGACCGAGATCTTCTAATTTGTGTGACATATTACAACGTTAACTGAGTGTTCTGATAATCAATCTGAGATTGAGCAAATGATAAACCTGCATCTAGATCTAAAATATAATTACGAAGTGGTCTAATCGTACTTTGATTGTTCGGTGTTACAGATATTTTAAGAACAGTTCCACCTTCAATTGAAACTGGATTAAATCCTTGAATCAATACTTTACCGGTACCGGTATCATATTCGCCGATGTTATCTACTTCAACATCACCGTCAATATTGACAATTTCAAGTTTCTTTTGTGTTAATTTATTACGAATAAAACATGTCTTACCATTAAATTGAAATCGACTTGATGTTACGATTCTATTGACATCATCCGGATTTGCAATTGCTGCCGGGAAATTAAGTTCATATGACAGACTTTGATTTGTGATAGGTGTAAATCTCTGTTGAAGTTTTACATTCATTCTCGAGTTAAGAATCGCTTCGTCGAGATCATCAATAATTGCAAGTAGGTTTGATCTTCTAAATACTTTATTGAATTTCCGTAGATTATCTGTAAAGTATGTTTGAATAGTAGAGAAGACAAGATTCTCTGTCGCTCTTGGTGTAAGGCTTGTCAGATCCGGATCAAAGTTAAAGAATGTCTGAAGCTCAAGATATGTTTCAACCGGATCTGTAAACTCAGTTGAGATAGACATAATAGCAAAGTTATCGGTTAGATCATTAATAATATTAGTCTTGACTTCTTCTTGTAGAGATTCAGAGATACCTGTCTTAAATTTTAATCCTACATATACTTTACCGTATTCTACCGGAACATTATCATTACCACCCCAAGATACGGCATCATCAATATATGCATTATAGTTAGATAGAATTTGCGCTTTATAATCCTCTGCAGTTACAAGTCTCTGTTGTGATGCAAAGAGAAGTGGAGCATTCTGCCTGATTGACTCAATTGATTCTTTAAATGCACCGCCAGCAGAAACATCTTCTGTTGTCACAGAAAGTGCATAGTCAACATTATTAACTGTAATATCAGAATTAGCGGTAAAGCTTGCCGCGCCATTTGCTTCTGGTCCAGAGTTTGACAAATACGTAATTACAATCTTATTACCAGCAGAAGGTTTTAATCCTGTCGTCTCACCATCACCAAATAGAAGTTCATAATAACCATTTGGTACTTCTTTAATCTGATAGTGTTTTGAAGTAGAAGTAATTCGTACGGCTTCTTTTAGATTTGTATATGTGACATATGAACTTGAACCAGCTGTATCATATACTCTTACAAAGAGTGAATTAGTATCCATTGTCACATCAGGAATTACATAGATCTGTTGTTCATCTGTCTCACCGACAAAGAATGTCTTTGTCTTTTCAACGCCTTCATAAACTGGAATTGCATCTGATGCTGTAGATGTCAGGAATTGATAGAATCCATTGCCGTCATCAGTAGCAGTAAATGCAGAAAGAGTTCTAAATGTGTATGATACTCCGGCTACAGAAGAAGTAAATGTAGCACCACGAGGAAGTGTCACTGAAGTAGGACGCGTCGCGGCACCGATTGTAATAGACAGATTAAGATTAGCTTTTGAAGAGGTATAAGAACGAGGTACATAACCAAGAGCTTCAGCATGAGATACAACAGAGCTTCTTAATTGTGCTGTATTCAGAAATGATTCGTTCAATGCAAAGTTTGCAGTCAAACCATTAAAGTGTGTATTATATGCAAGTACGTCGAGGATATTCGAAAGGCCAGAACCTTCAAAGTCATAATCAGAGAATTCTGACTGTGCTTTCAGATAATCTTTAAGCCGAGTTTTAATCGTATCAAAGTCTAACTCGGTTGATTTAATTGTAGTGGCCATTTATCTTAACCTCGTTAAATTTAAATTAATAGACAATGTATCAGAAGTACTTACAACCTGAAATGTAACAGTCACATCGACAGAATTATAATCAGGTCTCGTTTTTACGTCGACATTTAATACTCTTGCTCTTGGCTCATAATCATCTATTGCTTGAGCAATCGCTTCTTCTAATAGATCGTCATCAAATTCTGTATCTAAGTTGAAGAGAAAATTATTTAAGTTTGCACCAAACTGCGGTACAAAGGGCTTCTCTGCATAATTAGTCAATAAGATATTCTTTACAGACTGTTTGACAGCAGCTGCATCTGTTTTTTTATAAACATCATCATCCGGTCTCTTTGCAAAAGTCAGATCAATATCTTTGTACAGACGTTTACGAGCGACATTAATACTGCTACTATTTAGATTACCGTCTTCAACTGAAAATGCGCGAGCTACCATTTTTTTCTCTTTAAAATATATTTACTCTATTTATTATGAAAGTTAGTACACTTTTACACTAGTTTTCTTTCTTTCTTTGACTTCAATTAATTCAGATCCTTGCACATAGTTATTAAATCTTGTTTCAACTTTCATACCATAAGTTACATTCCATGGTGGAGAAATTTCTGGCATGACAAGAATAATCTGTGCGTTGAGAGATCCGTCTGGTTCATAGATATCATAGTCTAGAATAAGTTGATCGAATTTAATATTATCTTTCCAGTAGACAGCAAGATCAAAAGTTTTCTCTAAGTTGATTTCACCGTTCTCATCAATCAATTCATATACAACCGCTTGACCTTGTGTCATCAGGTAATTAATACTTAATGGATCAAGTTCTTCATTTGGTCCAGCCCTATACCACCCTTCTGCTACTACTAATCGTAAGTCGGCAAACTGACCTTCATCATCAGCAATAACTCTCATTGCTGAGGCATGCATCGCCAATTGTTTAATAATAGGTAATTTAATATTACGATCTGTAATATGATCAAGAGTAAATTGATCGCCATATCCACCAGTAAATTTAGATACAGTAATTCCTTGTGCCAGTTTCGTACGACCGTTCAATTCCTCTTGAAGTTCAGGATTATAAAGTGGGTTAGGTGTGAAAATGCTCATCGTGTAAATCCTCTCGATCGA